CATTCGTCGTTCCGATGTTGAGCGCCATTGTCTAAATTCCTTGCGGCATTACTGTCACGAAGTTCGCGGCGCCCAATTGTCCGCTTGAACTAATGACTTGTACTTGGCCAGCGAGAACGCGATTGGAAAATGACGAAATGAACACCGCAGCAGATGCAACATCGGGAACGGTTAGAGCTGCGTTGACGAGCGTTTCTTTAAGCAAGGGAAGAATGAGTCTCTTCCCTAAAATTTCCTTGAGATAAGGAACGCCGATCGTCGTATCCCAAAAATATTCTCCAAGGAAAAGACGAATGGCAGATGCTGCATCTTGCGCAAAATTTAGAGGCGAGGGCGCAAGAGCGATATTGCCCGCCACATCAAGAGATAGGTCCCACGAATCAGAAAGCAAAAGCGTCGCAGCCATTTACGTCCCAGCCTCTGGTGCTGATGTCGGCTCTTCCGTATCTCCGTGGCTGTCGGGCGCTTGCGAATGGATATGGCCCCCGAGAGTCACCGAACTAGATGTTCCAAATCCTCTCGTAACTTCAGCGGTCGAGCGCACATAGCCGTTGACCGTAAGTCCTCCGCCCGATGGAAAATTCATTATCATGCCAGCCGAACTGCTTTCGATCACGTTGCCGAATTGATCTGTGATATTGAACGTTCCGTCATTTTTGAGCCATGCCCATGCTTTCGGAACCCGAGATAAAACTGTCCCAAAATAGATTCCGTCTGAGATATTATATTTGCGGCGCGAGCCTGGAGGCGCCTGATTCGCCGTCGATTTTACCGCGGTAATGTCGCGATCCGAACAGGCAATAACCCCCACATCCCCAACGGCCGGATCGCAGACGATGGCCCATGGCCCTCCTTGGAGCCGGAAATAGGGGAGTCCATAGACGATGCCCTGCTCCGTAACATTTCCGGCACCATCGACAAGCCCCACCAACAGTTGGACATCGACCGTCCCAACAGCCGGTGGGTCTCCCGATCCAGGATGCACAGCCGTCACTTTTCCGAGCTTAATTGTGTCAAGCTCGGCAAGCGCCTGCGAAATCATGAAGCTGATAACATAAAAATCCGAAACGGAATCGAGCGGCGTTTGCTGGCCAATACCCGCGCTACCAGGCGTTGAAGTGCTTGCCATGCGATCACCCATTAGTCGGCGGCAAAAGTGCCTTTGAATAATTTGGATTATAGGCATGGGCAACCGAAATCCAATCGCCGTGCGGAACCATGGAATCAAGCAAGAGATCCAACTTGTTGACGGCCCATTGTGTCGGGAACGTTTTTTCTTTTTCTTGTTGAACTCTCGAAATCGCAGAAAGCAATGTGCTGTCGACCTTGATCAAACTACCAAATGAGATCTGCGGATTAAAGAGAGTTTTGACAATGATGCCTTGCTGAGTAAATGCCGGATAATCGACCATTCCCGTAGCTGCAGAAATAATTGGGATATTAGGCGTATTGCGATTGCCGCCCTTAGGCCAAATCGCCAAAAGATTGCCATTGAGAACGCCCCATGAAATATCAGCATGCCGCGCGACTTGCTCAACCTGTTTCCAAAGAGAGCCCCGCAAATATGGATTTGAAAGAACTGCAGTCACGCCATTATTTTCGAATCCGAGATTGAGCTGACGCGCGAGACCGGCCATTATATTAGCGACACTCGTTGATCCGTCAAATGATGACACCGCTGCAGGAGCAACAGAATCTGCGACGCCAGAAAGACATACGAAAATGAAAGGTGGCTTCGGCTGCGCCGAATAATCCCCATAGGCATTATAAATTGTACCCGAAAAAACTGTCGAGATTCCATATTGAGTGTCACCCGCGCTTATCGTAATCGTATTGCGCGGCACGATGTTGAATACGAGGCCGAGAGTTGCGAGCTGATTCTGAATGCTTTCAGTAAGGCCCCACACTTTTACCGTTGCGCGACAATCTGCCGGGGCTCCTGAATTTTGAATTCTGACGCTCGTGCGCAGCCCCGATATGTCAACCGTATCGGTGCCACTCTCTGTGAAAGTAATTGGCTGATTTGTGCCGGTGCTTGCGGCAAGCTTCACCGACAGATTGACAAGCCGCTGTACGAAAGTCATGTCGCGATCCCCAACGATGAAAGATCATCAGGAGAGAGATAGACCAACACATATCGTGACCCAACTCCGGTATAGACAGGATTGTCGATACCTTGCGTATCGAAAAAGCAAAAATCTCCGGAAAAGCCTAGATAGGTATCTCTCACGATAAGAACGAGATTTTCACAAAGGACACTGCCGATCACAAGGTCTCCATTGACATAAAGATTCATGAAGAGACCATAGCGATATTGAAACACATCAATTGTGCATGGCTGACCGTTAAGTTGGCACTGCAATGTTTGATTTGGAATCTGCCGCAGCGGGACGATAAGCATTCATGCTTCCTTACTGCGGGAGAAAGGCGACAAAGCTACTCTGAGTTGAGGAACTCGGCGGCTGGGGCTGAAGATTGCCCAATGATTGAGCCGAAGAATCGGTAGGATCGGCCGTATTCGTGAATGACGGCGCCGATGTCACCGGAATTTGCTTAAACCACAAATCGATGACAATCAATGTCACACCTTGTCGGGATGACCGATTCCAATTTATGTGAGTCACATTGCAGTTTGTGAATGTGGTTTCAGGAGTTACTACATCAAAAATAGAGAATGATGCAGAGATGGCCAAACATGTACTCAAGAAATTCTGGCGATTAGAGGGAGATCCTCCAGCGGCCAATCTCACTTTTACGTCGAACGGCAATGTGATTTTGTCGTACGACTGAAATGCCCCTCGTTCTTGCTGATAATCGGAAATCGGCCAGTCCTGATTAAATTCGAAATCGATTGTGGAAACGATTGCGGGCAAAATATTTGGCACGCCGACGCTAGACGCCACTTCTTGGAAAGGCGAAAGCGCGCTCTCGGCCAGATCACCCAATTGCGACGCCCGCTGAAAAACGGAGTTCCCATTGAGATAGATCCCCCAAATCGGGGCGAGCGCGGAAGCAAGCGCCACGTCAAGGGCGTCGGCAACCAAGAGTTCGGTCGAAGCCATTACTGTGGACCATAATTTGCGGCGCCGGCTGATATATTGCGCTCGAGTGCGGGAGTAATCTCTTTTGCGATTCCCGCAGCATCAGTTGCCCGCGGCGCATGGATATTAACGCCGCCGACGTTGACCGTCACTGATTTTGCTAATGATGTAGAGCTCCTTATGGGCCGTCCCGTAGGCCCAGCGCCTGCCACCGATGCCTCGGGATGCGGCGGCGCATAAGGATTGTTGGCCAGGATGTGCTCGAAATTCCGATAGCGATAAGGAGCTTGTGCTTGGCTGCCCCCCGGCAGGCTGGGCCAACGCCCGCGCAATAGCTTGATTGCTGAATTAAAATCGCCACTATCGATCGCTGCTGCTGCGGCCGGGTTGAAGCGCCGGATAAAGAGCAGCGTGGCCTCAGCCTGTTCCTTATATGAACCAATTCGCGGATCTGGGATTCCGGCCGCAATCGCTTGCCGCGCCGTGCCGGCTGTGAATTGAAAATATCCCTGGGCGGATGATGTCGCATTTCCAACGTTGCGGCGATTTGTTTCGAGATAGGATAGGCCAGCCAAAAATCGATCGGCGTTGCTTCCGCCGGGAGCGTCAGCGGCACGCATCGGCTCCCGGAAAGGTCTAATGCCAAAGAGATTCATAAGTGATTGCTCGCCGGGAATGACCGTCACAAGCTGATTGGCGATTGAGCCGAGCTCAGCATTTCCTTTCTCTGTTGGATGGCGCCAATAGCTAAGCAGCGCGTCAAAGCCCTCCAGTAGGAGCCTTATCCGGCTATTGGTCCTCGCAAGAGCCGGCTCTGTCCAGGTGAAGAGGTCGCGGCCGAGTTTGATCGCAGCCGAATCTAAAAGGCTCAAGCTCCTTTGATAGTCCTTTGCTGCGGCCGAGCTTTCGCGAGTCGTAACGCTGACTTGCTTTTGCACTGCGAGATAACGGCGCATCGCCTCAGGCCCGAGCAACGCAAAATTGATGAGGTCCTGATTGGCGCCAGGAATCATGGCCAGGAAAGTCGCAGCTTGCCTTGAATCCAGGCCCATTCTTTTGACCGCGGCCGCCGCCTCGATCCAGAGTTGACCCGCCGTGATGAGATGATGATTTTGGTCGAAAAGGCTTATGCCCAGTCGTGTTAGCACTGGAAGCATTGCGGATTGCCCCGTCATCGTAAATCGGACCATCTCGGCATTTAGATTGCCAAGGCCGGAATTGGCTGATTCAGCATTGCCGCCTATCTGCTTCAGTGCTCCTTGCCACGCCGACAGTTCACTGGCGCTAACGCCCATGGTCCGGGCGAGGCGTCCTGTAGACGCATCCAAATTGGTGATGAAGTTAACGAAATTTTCTGCTGCGCGTCCGACAAGAAACGTTCCGAAAGCTCCCACTAAGCCGCGCTTAAAGCCCAAGACGGCATCAAAGATCTTCTTATTCTCGACCTCGACACTCTTTCCTTGTCGCTGCGCTTCTTGCTCAAAGCGACGAAGTTTTGCGATGGCCTTTTGCTGATTGCGATCGAAATTATCGGCATTCAAGCCGAGTTCGATAACAAGCGAATCGATAACAGTCTGCTCCGGCACGTGTTACTCCATCCGCTCGATTTGCCGCCGAGAATTCCGGCGAGCGATGCCTTCGTTGAAATGATTTACCTCGAAAATTTCCAAAACATCATAAAGATCTTCAAGCCCATAGATCGTCTGCAACTCGGCGAGCGTCACCCGGGGACTATTGCATGAAATTGCCATCGCTATAAGCGACGGTACGTTCACGACTCTTGCATATTCGCCGGCGTCGTAATCAAGCCGATCAATTTCGAGACGGCGCCGGCCGCGGAAAAACCCGTATGCAACTCAAACACCTCCGATCGTAACCACATACGAGTTGCGGTTTCCTCGATGTCATCATCACTCACAATCGGTGACGTGACCATCTCGCCAGTATCTGCACTTTTCTTTGACGGATCTCGAATGATCCGCACGCATTCAAGAAGCTCGTCCAAAATAGGTATAATCTCTTCAGCTTGGATTTGACCGCGCAAGAAAGTATTCATACCGAGCAGAAATATTCCCTCCATGCCAAGTCCGAAAATGTCTTCTCTCAAAACCGCTCCCCCGTTACGGTTATAGGCAAGGATTGCGCGGAGCGCCCATTTTTCAGCGGTCGCGGCAGGCCACTCGATTAGGTAAAAATGCTTCGCTCTATCTCGCCCGCAGAAATCGGGCGCAATAACGGCTTTAGTTTTTCTCACTTTTGTATCTCCGGAACGACATAGCGCGGATAGTCCGGTTCTTCATCTGTTGATCGAGAAGGAGCCGAAACGCAATCGCGCGGAGTAATAAACTCGACACGAACCACTAGCCCCGTCACCCGATCGAATTCGAGCGCCTTGACATACGGACAAAGAGGACCGTGCACTGCACCGCACCAGCGGCACTTAATTTCGGCCATAAACTTAAGTCGATACCGCGGGCGTCACCTTGTTCCAGACGACTCGATAAACGCGCTTTTGAATGATCTTCTGCACACGCGGCATCGGCTTGTATGTCTCTAACGCACCATTGGTGCAAACGAACTTCACGCCAATCGCAGGAAGCCGAATTGTCCCGCTTAGGGGATAGACATCTTGAACCGCTTCCTGCTGCGTATTGATCACATCAAAGAAGTCGTTGGACACCGAATCCGCCTGCAATGAGATTTCCTGCATTCTTTCCATCCATACAAAGCCAAAAGAAAGAACGCCATCGACACCCATAAGGTGTTCTAGAATCTTCGCCGGCTCCATGTCCGTCACGTCGTCGGCTGCAAAGCCTTGGAGTTGCTGAGGAGTCGGGAACAGGGTTGCCTGAGAAAGCGTGATTACTGCGTTGGCCGCCGTCAAAGACATTGTGCATCTCCGCTATTGAATGGCGACCGAGCTCAGATCGATCGATTGGACCGCGCCC